ATGCTTACGCCCTATCGCCGTCATCGTGCGAAGTGCCGGTTTACTGCGCGGGCCGCGAAATGCTCCTGTCCGATCTGGGTACAAGGGGTCTTGCATGGGGAAAGCATCCGGCGTTCGCTTGATCTCACGAATTGGGAGGCGGCGCTAAAGAGAATTAGGGATTGGGAGATCCACGGGAGAAAGAATGTGGTCTCGATTTCCGACGCCTATGACCGCTTCATCGCGCAACACGAGGCGAACGGCTCCATGCCCGCGACGGTCCAAAAATACCGTCTCCTAAAGCGGGAATGCCTGGAGTTCTTCGGAGATGTTCCGGTAAGGTCTCTTAGCGTGGACGAGGTGTCTCGATACCGGGAATCGTGGACGGTGGGGCTGCAAACGGCAAAGTACAAGATCGGGCGCCTGCGGTCATTCTTTACGTTCTGCGTGAATAGGGAATGGATAGAAAAGAGCCCGGCGAAGTCCCTCAAGATGCCGAAGATCGACGACATCGAAATAAAGCCCTACGAGAAAGACGAGCTGCAACGAATCATGCGGGCGATAGACAAGTTTCCTAATTGGGGAATCTATGGAGAGAAGAACCGCGATCGCGTTCGGGCGTTCGTTGCCATTCTCAGATGGACAGGGATGAGAATTGGGGATGCGATTCAGCTCGATTCCTCGAAGATTGTCGATGGTCAGATCATTTTGCGGACAGAAAAGAATGGGAAGCGCGTATCAATTCCTGCTCATCCGGAGATCGTCTCGGCGCTCGAAGAAATGAACGGCCGTTATTTCTTCTGGTCTGGGAATGGGACCATCCATTCCGCAGTGACGGACTGGTGGCGCACGCTCAAACGGTTGGGAAAAGTGGCGCATATAAAAGTTCACGCGCATAGATTTCGTCACACGCTCGCGGTGGAATTGCTCTCGAATGGAATTCCCGTTTCGGAGGTCGCCGCGATCTTAGGAAATACTCCCCGGATCGTCGAGAAACATTACAGCCAATGGATCTCCCAACGCCAGGACGCGATCAATGCGGCGGTCAAGAAGGTCTGGGCGACCCCCTGACGCAAATATCAGTAGGGGGGGTCAGCTTGAAACGAAACGGGCTTGTTTCCAGTGATGCCGAATAGTTTCCACAACCGCGCCAATCAACGCATAGGTAGCCACATTTGTCACAAGGACAAAGTAAATGCTGAGCGCGTGTTGGCCAGCGAAGCCGACAATGGGACACGTCAGAACGATAAAGGCCCATGTAGCTCCAGACGGCCTTATCCCTGTATGAGACGTGAAAAGGTAAAGAAACTGCAAGGCCACGACGAGCGCGCCCACCGCAGCCCAAATCGCAATTCGGAGTTTCATGCTCCCTCGGTTTCCTCGCGCTCCAATCATCTCACCGAATTCCACAGGCCACAAACTGACCCACTGCCCAAATATCCACACGCTTGAACATGCGCTACAATTAGTGCCCTAGGCAAGGCTTCCCTTTATGGACGAAATCGAAGAGATCATCCTGAGACTGAAAATCATCCAACTTCAGGCGCAAGCGGCACTGTGTGAGATGGAACGCATTACCTGGAACGCGAAGATCGACGATCGGAATACCGATGAAGATGAGCGCTACATCGCTTCGATCCGGCGGGACCGGTCCATCGTCGAATGGGGCGAGATCATGACCGAGTTGCAGGAATCCCGCGATCGTCAAGCCCGCGAGCTCGATCTCAAGCCGCGTGCGGAGCTGAACTGAACGCGGAAAGCCGGCCGCGAGCATTCCTAAAACATGATGCGGATCGACCAGTACACGCCGCCGAGCCACAATACCAGGGCAATCAGCGTGAGAGGCCAGCGAAGCGCGGAGCGCCGAAATGATATTTCGGTGACTCCATACAGGATCGTCCCGCACCCGATTGAGAGCCACACCGCCGCGCGGGACAGGTCATGAGTCCTCGTTTGGGTGATGGCCGCTGCGAATAGGAAGGCGAGACCGCCGACGATGAGCGGCCACTTTGAAGAAGGGTTGAGATACTCGCTCCGCTGCATTCTCTCGAAGTGTTCGGCAATTGAGGGCATCGGCGACCTCTGGCGGAATTGTACGCTCGGGAATCGGGGATTCGGAAGATTTTCTGGAAAGGTATTCAGGTTCGGACGATTATGCCACTCCTGATCCGGCAGTCCCTGCCTGAGTCCTCGAATCGTCGAGAAGCGACCTATGCGGACGTGAAGCTCGCGTGGCGATAGCAAGACCTAAATGGATTCCGGGAGCCCATAGTGCGGCTCCCGGGAACTGATGTTATTTTGAAAGTTTCTGGTAGATCGACGTGATCTGGTATAGAGCGAAGTAGCATGCAGGATTCTTGCCCATGATCCACGGATTTGAAGTCGCCATGCTCTGATAGACCGCTTTCGCCGCGCGAATGATTTCCGTATCCTTGAAAGACTGCGGCGGCACAATACGCCACCCCTTATCAGTTTTCTTCGCGAAAGCTGAGAGTGAAGCGATGATCGGAAAGATAATGCCGTCGGGCACTTCGACGATTTCCCGACCCTCACGAGTGATTGAGCGGATTCCGGTACCTGCAAAGCCTTGATGGGACTTCCATTTCTCGTAGAGTTCCAGCGCCTGCGCCGCGACGTCGAGATAAAACTGATAGAGCTCCTTAGCGGACTCGTATTCGGGATGCTTCTTATCGTGCGCCTTGTTAAAGATTTCCTGAAATTCCCTCAGACACTTCGCCTTCATGCTGTAGGTGTAGACCTTATTCGGGTTATCAGCCTCGTTCGTCTTCGGCCATAGCGAAGAGGGGATGAGCGCGGTGATCACCTGCAGAAGCCGTTCCGTCTGCACGTAGTCTTCGGATAGCTGCGTTTCCTTCTTCTGAAGCTTCGCGTCGGAATCAGCTTTCCGGAGAGCACGTTCGAGTTCGTCGAGTTGCCCTCTACGGCCGGCAATCGAGATGCTCGCGACGTCGTTCTGGAAGTTACGTGCGATCGAGATCTCGCCGATGAGATCTTCGTCTTCTGTGACGATGAGCTCATATTTGATATGGATGTGTGGCGCATCCTCCTTCACTTCAGCAAGCCGCGAAAAAAAATCGATCAAAACCCCCTGGGTCTGCGACCCGTTGATGATACTCGGATTCGTAAGACGGAGGAGCTTTTTCTGTTCATCGACATCGTGACGATGCGCGACAATCACCACTCCACCATTGAGAATGGAAAAGACCTGTGGCTTGCTTTCGAGTGTCTGCCGGATCTCCCGATTTACCTGCGTCTCGCGCCGACGTTGCTTGCCTTCAGCCTCAAGCAGATAGTCGCGCACGTTAGCATCGGTTTCGAGCTGCAAAACCGACATGATAGGGGCATGCCCGCTGAAGACCTTACGGTCATTCTCAGTATCTTCTGGACAGCTGATGTTGCGGAAGGAATGAAACGGAAACGGGACTACGACGGCTTTCGCCGGATGGGATTTCATACATTCTCCTAAATCGCCACCTTGATTTAGCGCCGGCCACTGGCCGATGCAGATGAGCGACTTGCCGATTAGGATACCACAATCGAGATTCGAAGACTGAATTGAAGGTTCGTTCCCGGCTGATTTGCCCCTCGACTTTTTACAGATGGGGTCAGATCTTAAAAATCAGCGGCTAGCGCTTTGTATTGCGGCTCTTTTATATTTCATCCTTCGCTGTGTCTCGTCGCCGATTTGCCGTTTCGTGTTGGATCGCAGGGGTCGAAGCTGGACGGGGAAACCGGTTCGCCCTTCTCTGTCCTCGAAGCCGGAGGACATTTCCTGCGTCATTCAGAGGCCGTTCTTGACGGCGTTTCCGTTTGCGGTGGCTCTACCAAACTACCAAGTGATTCGCTGGTGGGGAGGGGCTGGAGCTACCAGTCGCCAAAGAATGTGAGAGATACTTTGGCTTGTCGGTACTCATGGGTCAGTCGCGTTGCTCTCCCCGCGCCCACTTTCTCGCCTCCTTAGAGAAGTTCCGTCTTTTGAACTTTCCTCCCCCATCAACGAACCACATTCCGCATTACAGGGTCGGCAAGTCGTCAGCCGTCGCCCTGCTTGGGCCGGGGTCTGCCCGGACACCTTCACTCTCGGATGAAAAGAAAAACCCTTTGGCCGAGAGCCCTTTCAAGCTTGGGTTTCCCCGCGCTATCCAGAGCTGCCCGCCAAAAGGTTATCGGGCGACTCGGCCGTCCATGAAGGACAAGTGAATTATGAAGCATCCATGAAATCGCGCAAGGCGTATGCTGTGGACAACTTTTCTTAGGAGGCTGGCATGGACAGACGAAGATTGGCTGTGGCGGGGTTCTTGCTTCTGTTTGGGATACTCGTGCTAATGAACAGTTTGAATAACCCGCGCCTCCACCTGATACATGGATCTGATCGTGTTCAGCTCATTGCCTCGGGCCTGTGCTTTGGGGTGGGATTTGGCGTGCTCATGGGCGGACGGCGGTTTACCGGCGAGTAACTGGCACTGTGAGGACGCCGAAGAGAGAAACGCCTCGTTTGTGGAAAACTCGCCTCTTTTTATTTATATAGAAGTAACTAGGGATTTGACGCATACTGTCGTGCAGAGACCATATCTCGATCGTGGTCCGGGCTCTCCTCCCTCCTTGGAGTTCGCTCCATGCCTTCAGTTACCTTCATACGCCGGATCAATCCGGACGGTAGTCAAACCTCGTTTTGCGAAGAATGTGAGAACGTCGTAACGACGGCCGCCAATGAAATAGTTCTTGAGGCGGCCGAAAACCTTCACATCTGCAATCTTTCCAAACTCAGCGATTCGATGTTGCCAGGCTATCTGACGCTCGCTGAGAGAGTGATGCTGTTTCTCGACGTGCATTTGCAGTTCGGAGCGTGATGCGGGTGCGCATAAGAAAAAACCGCCGCCCCATTCAAGGAGTGTCGCGCGGTGCAAAAGAGGGTTCTTTTCGCTTTTCGGACATTTAGGTACGACGTGCAGGTTCGACCTGTTTCGACCTGGCAGCCCCCATAAGCTGCCTGATTTTGAGGGTAGCGCGGGAAAGATGAAATTTCTGTGAAGCGGCGAGCCCCTTCCCCAGTGACCTTGGCGTCCGTAGGACGATGCGGCTTCCCAACCGCAAAGAAGAACTGGCGCAGAGCGAGTGTATATCCGCGCGAGAAACACAGCTTCCTAGAAGTCAGAAGCCCATTGGAGATCGTGGCCGATGATGAGCTCCTGCATCGTAGCGTGATGCGTGTTCATCATGGAAATCAGAGCGGTTTCAAATCCGTGGCGCCCTGCCATTTCCTTTACTTCTTCGGCATTGTCATAGGTCATTAAGAGACTTCCTTGGATTCTCTCGGCCTGCCGAAAGAGCTCATCATGATCAAGTTCGAAGTGAGTATAGAGACGGCTGCCGGCGCGTTTGCCCTTGCGCCCCGCTGTGTAGGGTGGGTCAACGAGGAATGCGGCCGTCTTACGATTCGCGTATTGCCTAATGATCGCAATCCCGTCGCCTTGAATAAAGGTGATCTTATCGCGGACGTGGGCGATGTTCCGGATGCGCTTCGCAAGAGTTTGAGGGTACCAGCGGGACTTGATCCCTTTTCCGCCCTCGCCATATTTCAACAGTCCACTACCAGGGGCAAGGATCCCGCCGTGGTACGTTCTGTTTTTGAGCAGGGTCCGGAATCCGATTTCCCGGCGGCTTTCAGTGGAAGCAGTCATCACTTCCTTCGCTGACTCGTAGGAAAGGTCAAACGAGACGACGCGCTCGGCGAGCCATTCGTTGTCGTCCCCGAGCATCGTTTCCCACAGGGCCGCGACCTCGTCGTCGAGCTCGACCATGATGACCTGGTCAGCCAAATCCTCGAACGCGACCGTTAGGCTTACAATTCCGCCGCCGACGAACGGTTCAATAAAGAGCTTCGGCTTTTTGCCGCTCTTGAGCCACGTTCTGATGTGAGGAACGAGCCATGTCTTCCCGCCCGGATAGCGGAATGGGCTCCTCTGGGGAATTTGCGAGACGTTCACGACGCGATCCGGCTGTGGGGCCTCGCTAGTCCAGAGAGCCAATTGATTCATAACTTCATTATAGGTTTTTATTCAGTAGTGGAAAGAGGTGTTTCGTCCTCTTCTTCGACGCCATCAATCAGTTTCTTGTCGAGCTTTTTTTGAATAACGGACATGAAGCTCTCCATCTTCCCCGGATCGGAGCGCGTGATTTTTTCGAGCGCTTCCAGAAACTTGGTGTAAACCGTCTTTTTCCTCACGAGCACAAAGCGATTCGTCTTTTTGTTCAGTTCGAGATCGTAGATGAACCAAGCGATCTCGGCCTTATCCTTCGGCACCTCGGTGAGCTTTGGGAGGGTGTTGAAAAAGCCTTGGTCAAGAACCACGGCTGATTTCTTTCCCCAACTATTCAGGATGCCGCCTTTGAAAATGAGCTGCGGCGCGAGGCGTTTCCTCGAAGATGAGAGATAGTCCGGGCCGGGGTATTTGAGCTTTCCGCGCCAGTTCATGTTCTTTCGACCCGCGGGATCCTTCATGTAGAACGCGAAGGGATCCCGAACATTTCCCGAGATGTAGACGCCCTGGACCTCCAGCGCGCCAAAATCCTTGATCTTCCCGTCGTGGTCATACGAGACCAGGACGAGATCGATGTTGCCTGCAGACTTCCCGTATTTGTCTTTCAGCCGCACCTCCGTGAGCGAGGTCCAGCTAGCCCCTTTCGGGAAGAAGAAGTCAGCGCCGTCTTCCACGATGATCCAATTCTCGCGGAACCGCACCGGACAGGTGATAGCCGTAAAGTCTTGCTCGAACACCGCGCATACCCCGAGCGGGTCGTTCAGCTTGTCTTTCGTGCAATTTGGGACCTTATTGTTAAAGGGGCAAAGCCTGCTCTTACGGTACCTGGCAGCTTCGTCGCTCATGTTGTCGATCGGAAATCCGAAGACTTCCACGAGCGGCTGCAACTTGTTTGTCATCGTATTCGAAGTTTAACACCGCGAATAAGATGAGTTGTTTGCGTTCTAAAAAACAGAATAAGAATTATTACTGAAGCTGTAAAACGTGATTTAACTCACAAGATGTAGGATGTGGGCGCACGTCCAATGCCCGAGCAATCCATGGTCAATCGCCCAATCGGTCATCCGGATCGCATCGCTTGGGATAGCCGGGCTTCCTGTTAATCCGCTCGCCTTCGAAAATGATTCCCACGTGCTGCTTTGCATTGTGTCGAGGGGTCCCAAGTGATATTGCAAGATTCCAATAGAAAGCCTTCCGTCCGAGTCTGGCCTCGTGATATTTACTCCTTGGCTTTCGCATTGGATCAGCTTTTCGATGGTTTGGACGTTGTGAACCGTGAACGGAACTGTATACACCCATCCCTTCCCCGATATTTCGGTCTGGACGGTCGTTTGTGGCTGAATGCTATATCGGGCGGTTTTGATGGTCGAAAGGGCTAGAAATGGCAAAAATAGGGCAATCCATAGGCGTTTCATATGTCTGGCCGGTCCTGTCACTCACGGCCCGCGCTTATTCGCGCATCCCCATCAGTCAAGTGGGGCGGTAGGTTTGGCGACACCATTAAGCATGAATTGTTTGTGAAGGATTGCAAGTCCGCTGTACACAGGTAAAAAACCGCCCCTAATTGTTGTTACTTTCGGGGGCGGCGGCGAACTGACTGTGCGACGCGTACACTTGACGCGTTTGCTCGATGTAGCGTGCAAGACAGTCCGAGGTGCTTCTGTTGTGGAAATAGAACTGGTAGGTCCTTCCCTGGATGACAAGCCTGACGGGGGTTCCGTCGTCTGGTTGAATCGCGCCCCCACAGGCCTCGCAGAAGTGGATCGTCTCAACGAGAAACATGATTCACCTCTTGTTCAATTTCTGCGCGAGGCAGAAATAGTGGAAGTACTGGGTCTTGTTGATGGAGAGATGGACGACGATGCTTGCTTGCCGCGCGTCGAGTTCCTGCTTGCAGGCGTCGCAATACATCCCTCCCTGGGTGATCATAGGAACCTCCTTTCGGGCGGTGTGCGGGGTTGTAACCCGCCGAGACGGTGAATCACCTCCTCTTTTCATCAGGTCGTGTGCCTACGGGGTAGGTACGGCCGATTGTGGCGACGGGCGGATATAGGTACGTGCATCCGGGGCGTGAACAGAAGATGACGGAAGGCGGGTTGGGCCATCCGCATCGAGGGCAGCGGTTGTCCATGGTTCCTCCTAGTTGAGGGCATTGAAGAATTCGCCGAAACTGGCGGTCGCCTTGAATTGCGGGACCGGTTCGAGGAGCTTGAAGCCGCTTGTGAAAGCGTTTTGCAAGCTCCATTTCGTCCTGGGCGCGAAGTCCGGAAAAGCCGGTTCGAAGTATTCGTGATGAATGACTCGTGCCAGGTGTTTCGGAGCGTCGAGCTCGTCCTCGATGAACGCGCGATAGATGATCTCTTTCGCTTGTCCATCGGTGATCTGCGCGGCACGCCAGTTTGTGATCTGGTCGGCCATCGGCTTGAAGTTCCGTTGCATCTGGTCAACGCCGATCGCGAGAGCGGAGTTGAGGTCAAAGTGCTTGGAGTGCTTCGCAAGGACGGGAGTGAAGTCGCCCGAAAAGGCCATGTTGTCGCATACGAGAACCCGTACCCCGACCACGAGGCCGAGCCGCATGGACTTGTCGTTCGCGTTCCTCAATCCAAGGGAAAATCGGTATCCGTCGCCCAAGGTTTCGAGGTCGAGAACACCAAATAATTTCATGCCGTCTTCTGACACGGCATACTCGTCCTTCACGACATTGATATGCCGGAAGGAAAGGGTTTCAAGAATGGAGTTCACAAGCACGCTGTGAGCGATGGGCTTGTGGGTGTCGGTGGATTCGGGCGGAAGTATCTCCGCAAGCTGAGCGCGGGTTATTAATTCCGTGCCCGTGTGCGCCATAAGCGTCATTGGACTGTCCTTTCGTATTTACTTGGAAATGAGCTGGTGGAGCGCCGGGCCGGTTAGCCCTTACTGCTTGAGCGCCCCGCGCTGGATCGGTGTCGGGTCGAAAGCGACACATCTCCAGCGCGCGACGTTCAGCGCCCACGCCAGTAGTTCTCCTGTAGGAGCAAGCCGCGCGGCTTATCTGGACTGTCCCGTCCGTGAGAGCTACTGGTGTGGAGGTTCGACTATTGTGCGGAGGTGGCTGGAGGAGCTTTCGCGCTTGCGACCGCGTTATTCACGTCCGAAATATGGAACGCGAACGCAATCACCGAAAGGATCGTAACGACGATCCCGGAAACCTGCGTTGACATGAACGGGACGACGGCGTTTCCGACTGCGATCACAACGGTCGCGATCAGAGTCCAATTCGTTTTGGAAAGATTCATTGGAAATGAAAGTTGGTTTCGACCTTTTTACAGTGACCCGATTTCTTGTGAGACAAGCCCGACTGCAGCTTCAATATCGTCGATAATTTGCTGGATGATGGAATTCTTCTCCGGCTGCGTGAGCGTCGGGTGGTTCACGATTGCCTGAACCGAGGGCGGAGCCTTGTAAAGAACGATCGCGTTCTTTACAAACGGAATGTAATCCTGCTGGAAGTAGCCGAAGCCGCTCTCACCCCATTCAGTGCTCCATGAGTTGGCGAACCAGATGTTCGTCTCGTCGTATCGTCCGCCGATCGCGAAGAAATGCGCATCGATAACTTGTTTCGGCGGCCGGATCGGAAGAACATTTTCCGCCGTCCATGAGGTCGCGCCGTCCGGCGCGGTGTACCATTCCTCGCCGACTTGCGCTTCCACGATGACAGCTTTGTATTTCGAGATCGCGGCCTGCAGGCCGTTCCACGAGAGGTCGGTGAGCATGAGCGGAATCCAGCCAGCGCGGGTGAGCGCGTCCTGGAGCGCCGCCGGGGTTGCATCCGAATATGGCGTGCTATTGCCTTGCGGATCGGTTGCAGTGTTTCCGTCATCGGGGAAGAGCGGATCGAGGCAGGAGCCTGCTTTTTGGGCTGCGTCGCCGATCGCGGGGATTAGGGTCCCTGCTTCGCTCGGCACCCCGTCCACCGTCTTTTCGTAGGCATAGGCGAAGCTGCCGGAGAGCTTCGCATTGAGGCTCATGAGATATGCGAGTGCGAAGGCGAGCGAATATCCGCCGCATTCCGGGGAAACCCCTTGCATGAGGATCGGCGTCGTGAAGAACGCGGGATCGTCATAGGTTTGCGGCGCCGGCGCCGCCGATTGTCCAACCCGAAGTTCCGCTCCGGTTCTCTCGTAGGGAATGGCTCCAAGTTTCGTGAACCGGAACGGCGTCATGTTGATTTCATTGTGTGTGATACGCGGAATTTGTCGAGGCGGGCAGGTGTGGATAGCTATGGTAGGTAGCGATGATCCCAAAAACGCCTAGCGCGATGGTCACGAGGGCAAGGAAGACTTTCCATGCGAGGCCGATGCCGTTCTTCGTGCCGTCCTGGAATTTTTCATTGCCAAGGATCTTCCCGAAGAGTTCGTCGTGCTTGCCCACGCGGCCGTTCAGCGTCGCGAGATGGTCGTTCACTGCTTTGAAGCCCGCAACTGTGACCCCGCGAAGCTCGGCGATCTGCTGTGCGAGCTCGATGTCGGCCGGATGGGACGCTCTCCTTGGTTTATTTTTTGACACTGTCATGGCGAGGATCAGACGTAGCCGATAGCAAGCCATTGCACGGTGGTCCCCGTCGACACGGAGAGGACGATCTCCGTCGTGGACCATGAAGTGATGCTCGCACCAGCCGCGATTGCGGCCGCGGTGAGGGCGAGGAATGGCGTATTGGGGAATGTTCCCGAGAAGGTCACGGTGATCGTCTGGCCAGAGAGGTTCGAGAGCGGCGATGTGAATCCGGGGATCACGATGGTGCCGATCGAATCGTTTCCGTGGAGCACGGGCGTGACGGTTTGCGTTTCATCATACACGAGCGAGACGATGCCATTACTCCCTGCATTCGATCCGGCGCCAGCCGTGTTCGTGACAGAGGTTACGCTGCCCGAAGCCCATGATGATCCGCCGCCGCCGCCTGCGCCCGTAATGCTAGTAGAGCCGCCGCCGCCGCCGCCATAGTAGCCACTACCGCCGCCGCCGCCGCCGGCATAGTTCGATGCGCCAGTTCCTCCTGACAGCGCAGCACCTCCCGTCATGCCCGATCCGCCGGAACCAGTTCCCGCACTGCCGCCCGTGGATGCGGTACCAGCGCCACCGCCTACAGAACTGCCAGTGGTGCCTCCTGCGACGCCCGATGTACCACCGCCATTCCCGCCGCCGCCGCCAGAGGAATTGCCTCCTGCGCCTCCTCCTCCCGCTGCAATCATAATGATGTTCCCCTGGGAAAATGCGCTCGCACTCGCGAACCACGACGCGCCGCCGCCAGATCCTCCTGCGACTCCTCCGGCCGTGTCACCTCCGCCGGCACCGCCGCCGCCATAGGTTGCGCTTCCGCCGGCCGATCCTCCTTGTCCGACGCCGATATAATACGTCGTGCTTGGAACCACGGTATAGGTTCCGACGATTTCCCCTCCTTTACTGCCCCCGCTATTATTCCCGCCTGGACCTCCTCCTGCACCACTCAGCGTGATCGTGACGCTTGTCACGCCCGCAGGACAAAGCCACGTCTGGATGCTGCCGGTATACGAAAAATTGCTCGTGAACGGTCCTTGCGTCGAGCTGATGGTGGTAGGCGAGATGGTATATTGGCTCCCTTCCGTGATCGAGAACGGCGCCGTCGTGCCGGCGGGCGCCTGGAGGGTGGAACGCACATCGTTGCTGATATATCCCTCGCCGCTCTGCTGGTTCTCGGTATCGTAGAGGGCGGTCTCGCCGACGACGTTGTAAAGCTCGATGAGTGGGATCTTGCCGCTCGGGTAGGCCGGGGCCACGGGCGACGCGTTCTCGGTGCCCGTCGTCCATGCGAGGGTGCCTGCGTTGTCGATCGTAAGGACGTCGATGCGCGGATGGGATGACGGCGCAGTGACGGTGAGCGTCGAGCCGCCGAGGAAGAAATATCGGTTGTTGCCGATGAAATAAGTACCATCTTCGACGTAAAGCGCCATGGTGTTTGCGGTCCATGTGTTGCCGGACGTCGTCGTGGACATGCTAAAACTCGTGACAAGGTTGCTGTTGCCGTTGACGTTCTTGTCGAGGGAGAAGGGGACGATATTCGTCGTGCTGCCGGGCCATGCCCATCCGACGTACTGAAGGAACTGCTGATTTGCGATGGTCGCCGCGACCTGATTCGCATTCGTGAGGTCCGGACGACGAAGGAAGTTGAGGACATTCGTGGCCCATCCGAGGGGTGTGCCTGGAGCTTTCACGTCGTTGGGGTTCGTCGGAGTGCCGGTCACCGCTTTTATAACGATCGCATTGCCGCTCACGTTCACGGTGACCGTGTCGCCGTTTGCGGGTGCGGTCCCGAGCGCCAACGTGCCGAACATCTGGTGCGCCAAAAGGAACGAACCAGCTCGTGCATCGTCACGCTTGTCGTTATTCTGCGATGCGAGGATATTTTGTCCGGGTCCGATTGGACGGGATTTCATGTTCAGGAGTTCGCAATGCTTATATCAACCTCCAATGTCGTGTCAGTTCCCGAAGATTTTGAATACGGCGTTTCGAAGAGTGCGTGGTTGAACATGTTCCCGCTTCCGATCGTTGACGAGCCGCCGATGAACGTGCCGCATTCGTAATACGTCTCGTTTGCGAGGACGCTGTCAGGAAAGAAGAATTGGATCACCGCGGTATTGAGGCCGGAATCCATTGCATAGGACACCGCGGCGCGGTTCGTCGGTGTGGTAAGGGCGGTGTCGCCCGCGCTCGGTGTCGTTGATCCGGTACCGATTTCTCCCCATGCGATGCCGAGGGGAAAGCTGAACGACCCGCTATACGCGCTGATGAGATACTGCACAAGAATGTCAATGCCGTAATTCGACGAATCGACGATGAGATTCTTCTGCACCACCTCGACTTTACCGTCAGCCAAAAGCTCGCGGGCAAGTTCGAGGCGTCCCAATTTCACCAAGCTCTCGTAGAGATGGAGCGTTCCCGCTGGATGTGAGCGCACGGTCACCTTTCCTGAAATCTTGAGGCCTTCTGGGAGCATGGGGAAGTTAGGACGGGGTTATGTAATAAGCATAGTTACGAATACGTCGCGAAGCCATAGCGCGGCTGTGGAGAAGTCGGTCCGTAGAGATAGGGTCGCGCACCGGGCGTGGCGGTCACCGTCTCCGTAAGGACGAGCGCTTCGTCGGCTTCTTCAAGGTTTTCGGTGATCGTGTCGTCCGCAACGTCCGTCTGGGTCTGTTCCTGCTGAAGGATGGTCGTCATGAGGTCGGTGAACGTCACGGTGTCCGAGCCGATGCACTCGATCTGGTATTCGAGCATCCCATTGGTTCCCGGCGCGAACCCCACCGCCTCGATCCGCTTGATAACGAGGTTGTAGTTCGTGATCCCCATCGCCGGGATGTTCGCCTTGATCGTCTGGCCGATCCTGCAACCGGGGATGAGTGTGTTGACCTTGAGGTCATAGACCGGATGGCCAAACTGAAGGATCTGCGCCTGGGCGCGGAGGTGAGCTTCCGGGACGGAGGTGATCGTCGCGTCGGTGACGACGCCCTGACGCTCTCCGTACGTGGCGATGCTCGCGGCATTCGAGGCATGGGCCACGATCGGAACCTGCGCGGTGCCGAAGATCTTGACGACACCGCCGCCCGCCGGCGCGCCGGCGGTGAATTGGATGAACCGGCCGCCGTCGCTGTAAAGCACGTCCACGGTGGAGGGGTCGGTCACTTGGTTCAGGATGCCGACGGTCTGAGGGACGCCGTTCAGCTCGACGGCGATTGTGCTCGAACTGTAGGCATAGGCGACGGGGAATGTATTCGCGGTCCCGTTCGTCGGATAGACGTCGTTCGTGCTGGAGGCCGTGAACATGACGGGGAGCGTACCACCGATCACATACACGCTGTTCTGCATGTTCGTGATCTGGAGATCGATGTCGAGCGAATTCCATTCGATTTCGCCGGAGGTCGCGTCGATCGCGACCGGAGCAACGCCGCCATCGCCCGACGCGCCGCCGCCACTGCCGTCGTCCACGTCGCCCAAGAAGAAATAGACCGTCTTGTCCGGACCGATGAACCAATCCCAGCCGATGAGTTTCGCAAGCGACTGGAGCGCTTTGCTGGGCTGCTGGTAGTTGAACTTGATCGTTTCCACGAGGAAGTTGCCATATTGGACGCCGGTCGTAGTGAATCCCTTGCCGGCGCAGAAGGTACTGATGATGTCGACGACGATGTCGTGCGGGTCCATGCCGGCATAGTTTTTCTTGACGAGCTGCCCGTCCAACAAGAATCCCCAATCGGTTGCTGTGTACTGGTAGGTCACCATGAGGCCGGAAATGATCGGCTCCTGTTCCGTGAGCGTGCCGCCCCACATGAGCCCGGACGAGTCGTAGAGCTCGATCGTGTCACCGATCTGAGGTAGGCTCGCCGGCAGGTTCGCGGCGTTGCACTTGATATTGAAGGTGCCCGTCCCGGTTTCCTTGGTCAGTACGGAGATGAAATCGAGCGACTTCCAATCGACGAGGTTCGAGATGTCGGTTCCGTTATCCAGTATCCTGACGGGATTCATGTTACAGGGCGTAGTTCTTCACGCGGAGCTGCGTCACGATTGACTTTGCGAGCATGTCGCCGATCTGCTTGATTGCGGACTGATCGGCCGGGAAAATGCCTCCATTGATATTCACGACGATCTGCTGGCCGCCCGCTCCGCCGCCCATCTGCGAGAGCGGCACGACCGCCTCGGGTCCTGCCTCGCCGATGAGCGCGAGCGTCGGCTGTGTCACGAATCCTCCGGCGGCGAGCATCGGGATGTCGGGGATGCTGAAGCCGAGGTTGATCGATGGCGTTGAGAGCTTTGTTCCGGGAATCGCAATCGAAGGGATTGAAATGTGGAGCGCGTCGAGCGCATTGATGAATGCGTTGATTGCGGTGATGACGTAATTGACCCCGGTCTTCACGGTGTTCTCGATCGTGGCCCAGATGTTCCCGAGGAAGGTGCTCATGTCGGTCCACGCCGACGTCCAGATATTGCTCACATCGTCAAGCGATGAGGTGAACAGGTTTTTCAGCCAATTGAACGTCGTCGTGAAGAAGGTGGTGATGCCGTCCCATATCGTTTCGGTATCGTTCTCGATGAGGCTCCAGTTCGATGCGATGACAGCGGCAAGCACCCCGATGACAAGGATCGCGAGGCCGATAGGACCGCTCAAGGCAGCGATGGCGACGCCGATCATTTCGACGACCGGAGTGATGGTGATGATCGCGACTTCAACAACGCCGATGACAAGTGCCAATGCGACAAGCGCCGCGGTGCCGATCACGATCGCGTCGGTCAGCTTCGGATGCGCCGCGGCCCATTGTGTGACATCCTGGATGACCGGTTCAAGGTCCTTTGCGAGCGTGTCGAGCAACGGCAAAAGATCGTTCCCGACCACTGTGCCGAGGGCGGCGAGTTGATTGTTCAATTGCGTGAGCGCGGCTCCGGGCGCTCCCGCTGCCGCTTGCGCGACACCTCCGATGGAGGTCTGAAGCGTTTGGAGAATGACGGCATCAGCTCCGGCGGTGTCTCCCGCCTTCGCTAAATTCTCGATCATGGTGACTGTCGCCGCAGGAAAGTCAATGTTGCCTTGGCGAATAAGCTGGTTCAATCCAGCTACAGGATCGGCAAGCGCGTTGGTAAGAACGCGGGTGGCATTCGGAAGATCACTCCCCATCTTCGTTGCGAGATCGGCCGCTATATTCGTCACTTGCTCAAATGAACCCTGCAGATCCGTGTGGCTCACGATCAACGCTTCGGATGCGAGGACGTCCTGTTGGGTGAAGAGCGTCGTGGACTGCACCTGCTGTGCGTAGGCCTGGATCTGCGAGAGCGGGATCGCGGAGCCGGTATCCCTGAGGATCTGCGCGATTTGCGCCGACGTTTCATCCCATTGCTGCGCGGAGGACACGGCATCGCTGATGGCGCTCTTGATGCCGAGGAAGGCGATGCCAGCGATCGCCGCGAGCCCGGCATAGGCTCCCGCCGATGCCGTACTTGCAGCTTCGCCTGATGCCGCGATCTCTGCGTTTGCTTCCTGAATGACCGCCGCTGCCTCCTGGGAGGAAATGCCCTCGGAGGCCATGAGCTCGATGATCTCGTCCGAGCTCTGCGTCGCCATGTCAGCCGCCAACGCAAAAGACTGCTCTTGCGTGAGCAGTGCATTTTCGATCTCGCCCGTCGTTTCGTTCACCTGGAGGCCAAAGTCGGCGAAGCTGGAACTTGCCGCCTCCGTTGCTTCGGTGACGCTCTCGGACATGGCAGCTACTGAGTCGCCGACCTCGGCTATCGTTCCCGACGCTTCATCAACCGCGGATATGAGGATTTGAAGCTCGGAATCCATGAGGGCTTATGAATTGAGATATTTTCCTGCCGCGTCCCAGACCTTCTTGTGCTGCTTTGCGCGGTATATGGCCGCGCCGATGATGAATGCAAAAAGCGCAAGGGGGCAAAAGGCAAACACGAACAGGATGATGAATGTTTCCATAATCTATTGCGTAGTTGATTTCGACCTTTCGACCCCTTCACTAAGCCATAGTTTCGGTGACTTCGCAAGTCACCCCTTTGCCTTATGCTTGGCATCCTCAGCTTCGGTTTGGAGCATGAGGAGAAGGTTCATGACGAACCATTGTGGCTGGGCGCGGTATTCATCCCACGTCCACTTCATCTCACGGCAGAGAAGGACGGCTTTAAGCTCGGACGAAAGATAGGCGTGGCCGTTTGCGAAGAACTCGTGCCAGATCAGCTCTGCGCTGGAGTCTTCGCCTCCGTAAAATCCCCGTTCACGATCTTGGTTACCTCCTTGCTGAGGAAGAGATAGTCGCCAAGCGGAAGGTTGCGGAGCTTGTTCACGGTGTCTTCGGTGGAACCGTCGATCGAGACGACCGCGATGCTCACGAGGTGCTTCGCGAGCTCGCTCTTCGAGACGTCGACGCCACCTTTCGCGTCATTGATGTCGAGGAACTCTCCGGCGGTGATGTATTCATTGAGTTCGACGACATGGTTGGACGGCGTCGTGACTGTCTTTGTTTTGCGTTCTGACATTGTGGTGAGGATTTGGTTTATGACTAAGCGCTCGTCGCCGCGGTGTTCGTGGTGACGATGTTCATCATCTCCGAATTGGCAGTCGAATACGTCGCCTTGAACTTGATCGTCTGGTAGACGAGATCTTTGACCTTGATCGGCCGGCTGATGTCCGTGAAGTAGCACTGGTCAAGGGTGATGTTCACGGTCGGGTGTGACGGGACGCTGCCGATGTTCACATCCGAATTCTGGAGGACGATCGAAAGCGCCTGTGGAACGTTCGGCGTGGCGAGCGCGACGGTCTTGAAGTCCGACTCGTTCTGCCAGATGGCCTCAAATGACCCTTCGACCTTGAACTCCTTGTTCAGATAGTCGATCGGCGCGACGCTTCCGAGCACGTCGTCGTCCTCAATGCTCGCGTCGACGGACATCTTGAAGGACTTGAGGGCGATGGCGGTCGCATCGGAAATCCCGGAGACCGAGGTCGCGTACTTGAAGGTCATGTACTGGGGGAGAAAACGGTTCTCCGCAGCGATCGATGGGCTGAATGACGATTGCGAGGCGCCTTTCAAGGCCTTTACCGAAAGCGAGAGCTCCGCGAACTTCTTGAGCTCCACGTCGAGGTCCAATTTGTGGACGACGCCCAAGGCATGGGAGTAATCGACTCCCGCCAGCGGATCGTGGATGAAGAATGTGAGGGACTGATGCTGTGCTGACTCGGCCACGGTGGCCGTATGGTCGTAGACGACCGTTTCGCCCGAGTGCGTGCTGTCGGCGCTCGCGCCGAACATCGCATAAAAGATGAGCGGGAGGCTGAGATCCGTTACCGGAACTTTGAGCGTTCCCTCCGCCCAGTTCTTTGTGCGGAACTGCCCGACCGAATCTTCGATGATGCCGTACGCCTCGTCCTGGGTGACGTTCTCATACTTCTCGTCGATCGATGCGTCGCTGAAGGGTAGCCAGTGGTTGGCGGATGAGATGGCCGTGCCGCGGGTGACTTCTTTGGCGATCCCGATGCTGAACCGCCGCCCTATTCCTTTCTGTGACATGGTTATTCGTTATTGGTTTCTGATTCAACGACCTTTTCTTCCGGCGTCACCGGTTTCCGCTTTGCAAGATAGATGGCGTGCGCATCCTCGCGGGTCGCCGCACGGACGGTCATCGCCTGGTACCCGTTCGCTTCGGGGTAGAAATAATCGTTCTCAAGGACGGATGCGGCGCGCGCGAAGGACGGCTGCACGTCTTTCTGCTCGACGTTCGCCTGGTCTATCATTTTGTTTTCTGTCTTCGGAATGTCCAAGTATGTGGTGGGTTAATTTATTGCACGGCGGCCGGGACGAGGGCCTTTGCCTTTAATTGTACATACGCTGTTACATATGTCACTGCCCCGCTACTCACAGGTCCGGGCGGGTCGAGAATAGCCGGATTCACGCCGCCGACGGCCATGCCTTGAAGGGTGACGTCGTTATCAAATACCTGAAGCACATTGTCAATCAGCCCCTCAAGATAGGTTGGATCGTTCTTGGGGAGGTTGTCCGGAGTCGTGACGATCATGAGGTACCACGTGTACTCGCGGAGGTTCGTGGCGACATCTTCGTATTCCGAGGCGCCGACAGTAGGCGGGATCACGAGCGCGGCGGGGAATTTGCCCCATGTGCGGTCGAGGGGATTCAGCTTCGTGAAGTCGTCGGCCGCAACGGACCCGAGCACGCCGGAAGAGACGAGTGACTGAAGGTCATTCACGATTGCCTGTTTGAGATTTTGGGCGAAGGTATTATCCATTGGCTTGTGAAGCGATTGCCTCATTTATTTGATCAAGTGCTTGAAGAAATAGCGTCTCGATGTCCGGCTGTGAGGCGGCGACGATGCGTTCCATGAAGGGATTTGCCTTCGTGCCAGGATGATGAACGATCGGGCCGAATACCTGCCCCGCCTGCACATTCGCGAGAACCTTCTTGTTCACGGCCTTGATCTCATGTGGTCCGGTGCCGAATTCGACATACGGCGCATAGCTCGCGCGCGGATACCACCGCGCCTGGAGGGTTCCCACTTCGAACGCCCAGTTCTGCACGAGGTATCCGGTCTTTACGGGAACGGTTGCGGCCGTCGTAAACTTCGCGAGGATCGCCTGCGCGGCAACCACAGCCTTCTGGATGATCGGCTGGGAAACAGAAGGATAATTCGCAAGCGCGTCTTGGAGAGCCGGAAGGTTGGGGATTGAGATTGAGAATGTGGACCCGGGCATTGAATTAGAAAATGTTGCCGACGCGACGGTAATTATTGATAACGTTCTGATCGAATGCGTCGAGGGCATCACGCCATGAGGTTGTCGCGCCCTGGATCGCCTCGCTTGCTTTCCCTTCAAGCTGGCGCCGTTTGTAAATGCGGACTACCAGGTTCTCGCACAGGTTCGTGAGATCGGCCGGAAGCTGATGGCTGGTTCCGTTGCCGGCGTTCTGCCAGTCGATCGGATAGCCCGCCACATAGGTCGCGCGGATCATGTTGTTGTAGAGCCCGGGGATCGAGCCATAGACGCGAATGATGCCTGCCCTTCCTTGCTGGTCAAGTTCATATTGGTCCGTGATGAAGCTCGTCCAGTTCGGATTGCTCGGCGTGCCGGCGCGCCATTGGAACGATATGAGCCCGGAGATCTCGAACACCGCCCCTGACTGCGAGACACTTGCGGGCTGGCTCATGGTGAGCGCGCCGCTGATGCCGACCGCTACGACCGTTGTTCCCTGCGGGAAAAGTCCCTGGATGTTGTAGAGCTGCATCCCGGCAACGATGCCCGTGTATGGAGCGACCGTGACGCTCGCCGAACCCTGCGTGAGATTACCCGTGACGATGAGATAGGTCACAGGAGCGCTCCGAAGCACGAGGCGCTGCTGCTTCTTACCCTGAGCGGTATAGACCTCATTCGTATATGTCTTCTGCACGAAATGACCGTCGTTCGGATACATCTCAAGGCCGCTCTTGCCGCACTCGCGCTCGATAAAATCAGTGGCGCCGTTAATCATCCTCGTGAGCACGGGATCAGCGTCGTCAATGGCTATATCGAGCCGGTCTTTGACTCTTTGCAAGGTTGTGAGCGCATACGGCGCGATTTTTTCTGCCATGAAATATCGAGGGATTCCCTCGTGTCGTGGCTCTTACCTCAACGGAAGAGCCACGGAACGAAGGTTCGAACTAAGTGTTCGAGGGGTTCGTGTCGACCGGGAGCTGCCCGTTGTTGCCGAGCACGATCACGGCATAGCCGAGGATCGCGGGGGACGAACCGCCGGTGAAGCTCGGGGTGATGACCGCCCGAAGGTACTGCTTCCGATTAAGGTTGAGGCCTTCGATGCGGGCCGCATTCTCCGCCGTTGCGGATTCGCAGTTGAGCGTGAAGCCGATCACCGCGCCCGTGTTGTCGAGCGCGTTCGCCCAGTTGCCGGTGCCGGTCGCGCTCTCCTGGAGCGTGACGACAAGCGTCGCGGCAGACGGAGAGCCCGACGCTTCAGCGCCAAAGGCGTAGATCAATGCGTTGTCCGCGCCGAGCGTGCTGACCGAGCCGCCGTCAACTGCCGCCGAGCCGGTAAAGCTCTGCGGAGCGAGGCTCGTGCCGCCGATGATCTTCGCATCGTCATACGGATTGTTTCGCATGAGAGATGAGGTGTGTTGGCCCCTACCTTCCTTCGACTTTAATCGGAAGGGACGAAACACTTATGTGCTTCGATGGGCGGTTAATTTTGTCCGCGCCGGCCCGCGCCGAGGACTGGCGCACGCCGGGAGCGGATGAAAGAGACTACTCAGCTGCGGTCGAAATGACCGTGAACGCCTTCGGAAGCACGACCACGAATGCGTGGCGGTGCTTGTAGACGATGCCGCGCTGATCCGCGAGCGCGATCTCCTTGCCGCCGAACGAGCCTGACTCGAACTGCGCGACGCGGAGGTCGCCCTTGTCACCGAACGCGCACGCCTTGAGGTTGCCGAAGATGCCGAACGCGGTGCTGGTCTGCGAGACGACGGTCGTCGCCGGGAGCCAGCGGTTCGTGAAGACCGGATAACCGGCCATCTCACCCGCGGGCTTGATCGGACCACCACCTGGGTTGTCGGACAATTCGCGTCCTGCGCCAGAGAGGAACAGGAACGGAAGGCCGGACGTCGATGCCAACGCGGAGCGGATCGCTGCCCAGACGGTGCGGTGGAAGTACCACGCGGCGCCGTCCAAGATGGATTCCTCCAAGGTCGCGATGACGTTCGCGGCATCGGTGACCGGATTGAACTTCGCGTAGGTCGTGCTGCCGGAGCCCAACGTGTACGTGTTCACGTTCGCCGTGTTGAAGATGCCGACGAACGGACCCGTGTAGGTCGAGCCGCCAACCGTGCCGCTGCCGACGAAGCCCTGCTGGTCGATCATGTTCGCGAGCGCCTCGCCTGCCATCGCCATGAGCCAGTCCGCGAGCTGCACCGAAGCATCGGCCAAAAGGTCGTTGCCAACGGTGAACGCGAGCTGCCACTTGCGGGCAATGAGGACCGCCTGGCCGAACGTGAGCCCCGTAACGGAGCCCGGCAAGTCGACGCCGACGTAGGAGCCGGTGAGGAAGGAGCCGGTGTAGTTGGGGATGCCCAACTCATCGGTCTTCATCGGCCATTGCTGGCACTGCTTCATGATCGTACCGACCGATGCGGCGATACGAAGGATCGCTGCCGCAACTTCCGGTTCGACCAAGTAGCCGCCGCGGTTGTCCTGTTCCTCGATGAGCGCCTCGTTCGCTTTCACGCGAAGTGCGCCATCGCGATTGCCACGGAAGACCGCCTGCACCTGCTTGGCGAAGGTTATCTTCTGGTCAGATGTCATGCCGGAGATGTCGCGGCCTTTGATAGCGCGCTCCACCATGGCCTGCTCGACGATCTGTCGCGCGGTCTTCACAGAGATGTCGTTCATCGTGGGGATGAGCGATTTTTCCATGAAGTCGTTGAACCCATCGGAAACGGTCTTAGAGACCGCTTCCAAGATTTCTTTCTTTTCCACTGTGTTGTTTGTGGGATTGGTCTATCTGCCCGAAGTGCGCGCCTCCTTGATCTTTTCGTTGATCTGGCGAAGAGCACCCTCCGAAGCAGTTTTGACCTGCCTCACGAGCCGCTGAGTGAAGAGATAAGTCTCCAGTTCCGCGTTTGCTCCTGAGGTGCTCGACCTTGAGTTCAGGGCCTTCTCGTCGCCTTCGGACTCATCGTCCTTCGGCTTCGGGGAAGGTTCCTCCCCTCCGTCGCCGTCATCGGAGCCGATAAGCTCCTTGAGGGCCGCGGTGACATCGTTGTGGTGGGATTCCATCTTTTCCAGAATGGCTTTCAATTTCTCCTTGTTCTTCGCGGAGATCTGCCGGCCGATTTTCGTGATGAGCTCCTGCGCGGACTTCTCTTCGTTGTCCTCGCCTTCGCCGAACTCGGCGTCGCACATTGCCTTGTGGGCCTTCTCGTGGCGGTCAAGCTCCTCTCCGGCTGCTTTCGTGAACTCCTCGATCGCTTTTGCCTTGTCGTCATCGCCGTCGGCCGCATCGTGCGCGGACTTGAACTCGTCGATTGCCTTATCGACGGCTTTGACGTGTTTCAGATGCTCCGCTTTCATTTCGGACTTGAACTCGTCGATAGCCTTTTTCGGCTTCTGGTTCTCCAGCTCGTAGCCCTCGTCGACGGCCTTCATAGTCTTTTCGAGGTGGTTGTCCTGCTCGTCGTCGATGGACTTTGTCAAGTCATCGATCGACTTGAACTCGTCAATCGCCTTCGCAAAGGCTTTGCCGTGCCGTTCGTGCTCTGCTTTGAATTTCTTGTTGAGTTCGTCGTTCATGTTTTCGGATTTGATTGATTTGGCGGGCACGCACACGAGAGAACCGGGATTCTTCGGATCATCTGCGAGTATTCCCTCCGTCCCGTCGTCTAACTCGCAGCGTTCGCCGATCTGCGGCGACTTCTCCGATTTCTCTTCCTCCCATGGCGGGGTCTTGCCGAAGGCCTTGTAGTGCTTGGCGAGGTGCGCTTTGACTGCGGCGATGTCGCCGGACGGAATGTCAACTCCCCCACGGCTGCCCTGTATAGCAGCGCCTGCGGCTTCCACTCCTTTGAGAACCGCTTTGCGGTCGGAGGCGCGGTGATGGGGGAGCTTATACGCGGATTTCACGTCGTCATTCTCAGAATCGAACCACGCGCAGATGGATTTCAACTTCTCCACGTCGTCGCCGCACTCCTTTACTTGGGCCGGGCCGTCCCATGATTCGCCCGGATCGGCGTTGCCGTAATCGTGATAAGGGACGGCGCCCTTCGTCTCATAGAAAAAGCCCTTCGTCACGAGCTCGCGCGTGGACATTCCGAGCGCGCCCACCTGCCGCAACGACAGGGCGAACTTGCCGGCGGGTACCGGGCAAAAACTCATTTCGAGAAGCTCACGCGTGCCGTCGTCGTTCTGGATATAACCGGGAGACACGGCGCGGAGGATCTTCTGTTGGTAGAGCGCACAGGCCAGATCCGCTTCCGGATTGATGCCTGCCGGGGCGAACTTGCCGGTAGCGACGGCCTTATTGCCCTGGATCTCGATGTCGGTCACGACGCCGATCGGGAAGCCCTGATAGTTGTGCGCCCAAAGGACGACGGGATTGAGCGTGAAATATTTGAGATCCCATTTGGACTGGTCGAGTTCGTCGCCCTGGCGATCCTCGTCAGCCGTGCTCATCACAACCTCAAAGCTCCGGTCGTCGCCGGATGCTTTGGTCTGCGTGATGAACTCTTCGGTCGATGCGGAAGTTAACTTGGCCTTGAGTTCAAGAGCTACTGATTCGGAGAATTGTTTGAGCTCTTCGTTCACCGAGAATGGTGGATAAGGTTAATAGGGAAGCTGGTCGAAGCTGATACGGAATAGTGTCGAGGTCGGGACGGAAAGGCTGGTGGGAGTGCCGTTGCTGTAGTAGACCTGCGCGGTGCCGGTCGCGCCGTTTGTCGAGGTCAAGATGCAACCGGACACGAAGACGGTCGTCGTCGCGGATGAGCCGCTGCAGATCGCTCCGATCGTGAGCCCGGCCGATTCCGAAACGGTGATGGTCGTCGATGCCGAAGAGGTCGTCGCACCGAACGCGCCCAAGGTCACGACCGCAGAGGGCGTGCCTGATGCCGTCACATAGGCCGTCAGCCCGTGATACTGGTCGTTGCCACCGACCGATACGCCGCTCTGTGCGTCGACGGCGAGCGTGCCCGCCGCGGAGACGTACCCGTTGCCGGTCAAGCCGCCCGACGCGTTGCCCGAGAGGAGCTGCGACGGCGTAATCCCGCCGGAGAAGTCGCCGCCGAGAATCCCATTCGACGAAAGTTTATTTCCCGCATATCCCCCGATCGCACCCGCGACGAGTGCCACCACTGCGACCAACCCGACGAGAGTTTTGTTATTCATACCTTAATCGTAGGGATGTCAAGCCGATTTGGACATGTGCAGAACTTCTCGCTTCCGATCGCGGTCGTTCTTCTGCTTGCAGGATGAGCACAGGGGATTCTTCACGCCCTTCCGGCGAAGGATGAGCGAGGGACATCCGGTACATTTCATCTTTACGTAATTTGGCGATCGTGTGCCGGCGAGCATGTCAGTTGTTGGTCTTGGGGAGCGCGGGCTCGACGATGATTGCAATGCCCGGCCAGGTAAGCATCTCAGACGATCCCCATGTCGCGGTGATCTGCGCGAGGAACGTGCCGGGGTTCGGGAAATTACCCTCGGCCACGGTGTAGTGGCAGGTTCCACCCGCGCCGCCGTCGACGCTCATGCCTCCGGTAAACAGCGCAGTGAGGGTAGGATCTTGGCTGTCTTGGACGGTGAGCGTGAGCACCGCGTTCGTGAGATCCACCGGGTCCCCGCCCCCATCCTCAAGGGTGAACGGGAGCTGATAGCCATACGCCCCTTGCGCAACATAGAACGGCTGGATGAAGGAATTGATGCCGAGAAGGAGGGTGCGCATAAGGAGGTTTACGATCGGGCCGAGAATCGACAAGCGGCTCGATCCGTAAGTATTGGTTGCATAGCCTGAGTAGCCATACATGGCACTAGTCTTTCATTATCACGTCCCAATACGTTCCATCATCCACGAATGTCACGCCATGCCCCGACGCGAGCGAGAATGCAGTTGAAGTCGCGGCGGCATTATTTATCAGATCGCTCGAACTAGCGTTCACCACGAAAGCGGCTGTCCCGCGATCGTAGAACGTGTATTCTCGGAACGTGGAAGAAGCGATCAGTGGTAGCGTGTCGGTCGCCGCAGATGATCCAGTGAAGATATAATTTGCATATCCATTCGTCCCTGCCTCTGGACCAGTTATTGGGACGCTAGCAGCATTGACTTCAGTACGTAATCCCAATGTCCCATCGTCTGAAATTGTTGACGTACCAACATTATTAAGTCCACCGAACTCAGATGTCATGCCTGCAGCAGATCCCCCACCTGCGGGACCGGTAGAGATAGATATAGTAGTTCCGTCACCGTTGTAAAGCTGCGTCCTATTATTTCCCTGCTGTACCCACCCTGACCAATAGCTATTGTGGTACTGTTGCACCCACCCGGAGAAGGGTGTGGAAGTCGGAAGATTATTCGCGGCCGATGTTGACCACTGTTGGAATCCTCCCGATTCGTTATAGACATCCGAGATGGTGAGATTTTCATTTCCGGCGCTCCCGTCATCCTGCACGAGGATCGGAACCGAGGTCGCATTTGATACCGTGTTGCGGTTCACGGTAACGCCACTCACGACTGCATTGCTTCCGATGTAGAATACCGAAGCGTAAGTGCTTGCGGTGCTGCTGCTGTCGTTCGTTACCTGGAGACCTGAAACGACCATATTGCTACCGCCGCTGCTATCTTCCTGAATCGGGATATAATTTCCGTCCAAGTAACCGGCATTCTCAACCTCATCGGAATTTATGAATACTTGGTTGTTGGCGCCGACCCGGATTTGACAATTATCATTCGTGTTGTCGGTAACATCGGCTTGCTCGACTGACGAAGTTTGGAACCAAATGCAGTTATTGCCGCTCCCTCCAGCCTGGTCCACGACCCAATTCAAAACGATATGCTCTGCCTCTCCGGAGTTATTTGAAGGGAGCGTCCATATCGCCCCTCCGTTGTTTCGGAACGTATTTTGCTGGATCGTATTGTCATAGGTCCCGCTCGTTACCTCCATCGCAAGGCCCAAACCTACGAAGGTATTGCCATACACGATGCTATGCGCGCCGCCTGCGGTCGTAGAGCTGCCCTCCAAGATTCCAATGGTGGGGTTCGTCGTTGTGGCGCTCCCTTGAGCATTGCTGAATGTGATGTTATAGAATCCTCCGCCCGCGGTATGGGGCGTGGGTGGAAATGCCATCTGCGCCATAGCGCCACCCTGCGGGCCGGTCCAATTGAGTATCGTCCCTCCGCCGCCGGCTCCCTGATAGGTGCAACGATATGCCTCCAAGATCGTCGTCGAGACATTGAGTACTCCTTGCGGGACCATGATCGTCGTTCCCGTCGCGTTTGCCAAACAAAGTGAGGTCAAATACGCTGCGTAATCACCGAACCCACTCGGCGTTGAAGTGGAGGCATAAATGACAGTATCAAGATTTTCTATGAGAGAGGGGCTGGCAATAGATCCGGAAATCGTATCGGAAGCGACGTTCAGGGGACCGGCTACACCGCCAGAGAATGTCTGCGGTGCTGTCCATGTATTTGCCGTAGATGTTGAAACACCCGAAATTGTGATCGTGTTGGTCGTCGTCGAAATTCTGATTCCTCCAGTTCCGGAGAGAAGAATGGTCCCGGTCGATACGCCACCGATCGAGTTGATCGTCACCGTGCACGCGATCGTCCCGGTTGCGGAGAGACCGTTCACAAGCTGGCCGGTCGCGCAGTTCTGCACAGATCCGTTGTTGATGTTCAGGGTTACGGTGCTGCTCGTCGTGCTGGTCGTCACCGCAATCCCGGTCCCAGCGTTCACGTTATAGGTAACGGCGCCGCTCCCGCCATTCAGCATGGAGACGAAGGTGGTGGGGATCGGGGTGCTCGTGAATGCGTTGGAGCCGAGCGCAGTCGTCGTCGCGGTGCCGCCATTCGCCGCCGGTATCACGCCCGTTATCGAGAAGGTCGTTGTAGTGTTTCCGCCCGACACCGCTTTGGTGGTGGTCACGTTGCCGGTTCCCACATCGGCATAGTTCACCGTGCCGCTCGAATTGTTGAACGTCGATACGCCGGTGCCGGGAGGAACGGAGCACGTGACCACTCCGGTTGCCGAAATGCTTGATACGTATTGGCTGCCGCCGCACGATGATCCCGCATAGCTCGATAGCACGCCGTTCGCGTTATAAAGGCCGAGCGAACTGGTGGCGAGGTTGATGCTCCATGCGCCGCCGCTATATTGCAGGGTCCCGGTAGTATTGGTTGGGAGAAGCTTGCCATTTAAGCCGATGACGGTAATCGTGTCGGTGATGGCAGTCGTGCCACTCGCCGTGCCGGTCGCGTCGCCCGTGATCGTGAAGACGATATTCTGGTTTCCGCTGATACAAGAAACGGCCAGGCTGATCGAGCCAGTCGCGTCCGGGACGCTCACGCATCCGCTGCCCGCCAATGAGGTCACGCCGGTGTTGCCGATCGTGATGGTGCCGGAACCGTTCGTGATACTGACGCCGGCGCCAGAACTGACGTTTGCCGGGGTGTACGTTCCACTTGCGTTGCCTATAAGCGTCTGCCCGCTCGTCGGACTCGCGGTGGTGCCGGTCCCGCCGAGGCCGGGAGGATATGCTGCTGCGGTTGCATCAATTGCGCCTAAGGCGCCGAAGATGGCAAGAATGCTGAATGCAATGATGAGGAATTTCTTCACTGGTACTGAGCGATATGAGGCTGTCCTGACAAGGACAACGGCGGCGGGGTTATATACGTAATCGTAGTACCGCTAAGGGTATAGTCAATACCCTGGATCTGCGGCTGCCGTGCAAGGGTGATCTGCATGGAATTGGGATCATAGGGTGTGACGCCACCATGCAGAGTAAACGTCGAGTTTGTCCCGTCGATCGTCCCGTCCACATTCACGTACCTCCACGGCTGCTGAAGGTTGCTCCCTATGGCCGTAATCATCGCGGCCGTGATGCCAAGCATCAGGGAATAGGTCACGTTCGGGGTGTTCTTTGCGGAAGCGACGGTGCCTTCCTGGGGAGTGCGCGACGTGCCGTTGTTTTCGAGCGTGAGCACATTCCCGTCGATCGATATGACGCGCACGATCTCTACATCAGGGTCTTTATCGGGGCTTGGGTAAAGCATGGAATTCCACCAGATCATATTGAACGGTGCTGAAGGCAACGATGAACCGCCGGAAGCAACCGCTATTTCGTAGGCATTCTGGTCATACCCCGTACTTACGGTGAGATTGATGAAATTGGCTACGCCATCGAGCGCCATTGTTTTGAATTATGTGGGGGTTTCGGAATTATGCAATGGGTCATAACGACACGTCTTCCGGACGCAGGAAGCACATGCAGCTGGGATGTAGCGGCGGCGCGCTCACATCTCCATAGTCGAGGGACATCGCCTGCTCATGACCGTCAACATCTGCGGTGATGCTGTCGCCGGCGTTGAAGAAATTGCCGTCGATGGGGATGACCGTGCCGTCCATCTTCTGACAAAACGGGCAGGGATTTCCCGATGCCGTGTACCACTTCACCGTCTTCACGACGCCTGACTGCTGCCATGCGGACTTCAGGGCGTCGTTCGCGGTGCGGAACGATTCGGTCTTTGCGACCAGCGCGGCGCGCTTCTCGTCGCTCCATTCGTAGATCTCTTCGACGCGCTTCGTGATGTCGGCGAGCGGTTCGCCGGCCTGCAACCCGTCGTTGATCTTCGTTTCGAGCACCGTGAGTGTCGTCTCTTGGTAGCTCTCGGACATCATCTGGACGGAGCGCTTCACCGCCGCGCGGGTGGTGTCATTGAACGGATTGAGTTCCGGCTTGCCGATCTCGGCCGCCGCGGCGCGCGCCTGGTGGTCAAAAAGCGTCTCCATGATCGGGGTCATGGCGTCGGTCGTGATGGAGATCCATTTCTCGATGCTGAACAGGTCCTTCGGGTCGATCGCCTTACCGATCGCGTGCGGGAGATTCGCGATGACTTCCTTCTTCTGCTCGGCGTTGATCTTGCGGATCGTCGACGCGATGTCTTTCTCCGCTTCCGCCGTGTAGTCGCTGAACTCCTTCCACTTCACTTCGTCCTGCTCTTTGGTCGATTCGAATTTCTTCACCGTGAGACTTTTCTGGAGCTTCTCGGCGATGGTCTTCGTAAGCGAGTCGGCCATCTCAGTGCGCGCTTTGGCGCGGGTCGCGAGCTTCGTCCGCGCCGGACGGAACGCGACGCGCTGGCCGTTCGCGGCTTTCTGCACCTTCGCTTCGATCGCCTTGCGGTGCTGCTTGCCGGCTTCCTTGCCGCCTGCCGCCTCGGGCGCCACATCGCCGTCGCCCTGCGGCTCACCCACCGGCGACATGGCGCTCGGCGCCATGAGCTGGTCGCCGCCTTCGACCGGACCCAACCCCATGAACTCGTCGCGCGCCTCGTTGATCGTGAGCACCGGCTGACTTCCGACCGCCGCCTGCATCTCGGTCGTCCGCGCGCCGCGGTCCTCAGGCACCGGATCGATGAAGCTGATATAAAGGTCGTCGCCGTAGCGCGGCACGAGCTTCTCGTTCAGGAAATCGCAGATGCGCTGCATGTGCGGCTTCACGACGCGCTTCGAAAAGACATAATCCGCTGTCTCCGCTGTTGCGCGGTTCGTGTCCGATTCCGCGGTGCCGAGGATCGTCTTCGACACGCCAAACAAGGCGAGGATGCGGTCGCGCATGTCCTCGGAGAGGTTCTTGAAGTCCATGTCTTTCGGGCTCGAACCTGCCGGCGCCCACTTCACGCCCTTCGGCAGCACGCCGATACGCTGCATGTTGTCGATGCCGCCGTGAACGTCCATGAAGCCGATCTTCAGGGACTCAACCTGCGTTTCCGATACCATCTCTGTTTCGAGGAAGCCCGCCGGCCGCGCGCCGTTCACAAAGAACTTGCGGTTGAACTCCATCGCATAGTTGTCGTTGTCGATGAACTCCGCGCCCGCCTGGACGATGCCGCGGCCTTCGTAAAAGTTCATGGGATCGGGCGAGCGGAAGTGAATGATGCACGCCGGGTCGAAGAGGACGTTCCGCGTTTCGAGCTTCAATTTGTAGCCACTGATGCGATACGGAAAATGGTCTTTGTCGATGAGCGGATGGATCTTCGAAGGATCGAGGAGATAGATCGCCTCCGGCTTGTCGAGATCGCCTTTGACGGGATTCCCCTTGGAATCGGTGAGGAGCCAATAACAATTGCCTACGAGATCGAGATGGCTTGACGTGAGGTACTTCAGCTCCGACCCGATCATGTCCGGGTTCACGCTGTCCAAGAGGTCGAGGAGCGGGTGCTGTTCCTTCTCGTTATGGTCTTCGCCGTCCACCTCGAAGAGGCGGAAGTCGATGTTCTGCACTTCGCGCGCCTTCGCGTTCACCGCGGCGTAAACGTACCCGCGATTGTTCGCGAGCGCTTTCTCCGCGTCGATGTGGTGGCCGCCGCCGGGCCGCTCGATCGCGAACTGATTCCCGCCGGTATCGATCTCGCCGAACTTCCCGCCGACGGCTTTCGTGAGGCCGTACCGGGTCATCGTGATGCCCTGGGACTGCTCGTGGGTCTCGGGATCGATGCGCGCGGCAATACCCCGCATGAACCGCGGGAACCATCCTGGCTTACCTTTGGAGTTGAGGGATGGGGACGACATTTAGGCGTTCAAATAGGCAATTACTTTGTCAGAAATCTCCGCGGTGATGCCGGTCTCCCACTCCGTCTGGAACAAGTGATCGATCTGATCCGGGAGCATGTCGGTATCGTCGTCTAGAATCGCGTAACGCTGCACCTCTGGATGCCGGCCGAGCCACTCCTTGATCTCATCGCCGCGGACAGCATCTTCATCGGGTATGTGCTTTGTGCAATCGATGAAGTCGTACACCTGCTTCCTGATTTCTTCCTCGCCTTCCGGCCATCCGCGCCAGGCGGAGCTGAGCACGATCTTGGCATCCGTGTTCAAAATGATGCGACCGACGAGGAATGCCATGTGCGGATCGATACCGATTATCCCGCGATAACGGGCGGTCGTTCTCTCGCAATTCACCACGCCGTCGATGTCGAGAAAAAGTACCTTCATCTATGCGAGCATAATCTTTCCTTCAGCGACCTTGAACGTGTGGGTTTTCGAATACGGGCACGTGAGCGGTGTCTCGATGGTGAGCGGTTCGAGGGTCACGATCTTATGGTGTTTGGTCGTGGCGAGCGGGCTATTGCAGTCCGGGCAGTTGATGATGACCGTGTCGATCTCAGGCCAGAGAAGCTCGACGATCTGTTTGATCTCGTACTTCGGGCTGAACAGGTTCCACCAGAAGCGGCGGAAGGCGCCGGCCGGCGGATCGAGCGGGATGCTCTGGAAGGTCCGGTGCGGCTCGCGCTTGCCGATGAAAACGTACTCGCCTGGGTGGAGGAGATCTTCAGAAGCGGACACACGCTTGACTTCTAGCGCGGTGGCGGGCATGTGGAGAGAGATTATCTTCAGCGTAGCAACTTCAGCGTATTAGGCAAGGGGTAGGAACCCCAATTTATGCGCATCAGTGTAGCGCGGCATCACGCGGCGAGCCGTCTAAGAAGCTCCTTGGGATGAAATGGCTTGACGAGTACGTCGAATTCATGACCCTCCGACCGAGCATCCTTTAATAAATGGTGCGTCAGCTCATTCCCAGACATGAGCACGATTTGACATTTAGGACATATTTCACGGATCTGAATCGCGGCATCAATACCGCTCACCGCCCCCAGCTCAATATCGGACACCAGCCAGTCCGGGGCTGATTGACGCGCTATTTCGACAGCTTCTTCGCCGCTATAGGCGACAGAGACAGTAAATCCGTGTTTTTTGAGGATGAGCACAATGGTGTCCGCGACGAACTTATGATCGTCAACTACAAGAACCGTAAGCAATGTGGTTACAGAAGGCACATCAACACACAACCGAAATGGGTGGGATGCTCCTGAAGCGCCTGCGGTTGTATGGACCGAAACATATACCGGACTGATCACGCCTCAATCCAGTGGATCTTCGGCAGCTCCAACCCCTGACTGACGAAACATTACGCAGGAACAGCCTGTTTACGCCGCCGATAGTATCCGGGATGTGTTCTGCGGAAGTATCGTTGATGGCATCTGTTGCCACACCGACGCGCAAGGCGATGAAATGCCTTGAATGGCTTTTTACATTCCTCACAAATGCGCTGATGGACGATTGGATTTCTCCATTGCTTCTTTGCGTGTCTGCTGTGCCATGCCCTTCCTGCTTCGGATTTGTGCCACGCTCGGGCGGCAGGAACGCCATAGCGAAGGATGTTGTGTCGGGATTGGCGCTTACGTTTAGGATCTCGCATATGATCGGCCATGTGTTGCCTGGCCGATTTGAGCTCGAAGTTCGAGAGGCGATTGTTGAAGGGGTTGCAGTCTTTGTGGTGGACGTGCATACCGCGTGGAATCGGACCGTAAGCATCAATCCACATATCCCGATGGAGAGAATGCGGCGGCTTCTTCCATTTGTCGTGGCACCAGTAATAAACGCGGTGGGCTCGTTGCTTTGCGTGCGGATTGCGCCTATAGAGTTTTCCTCGGTACTCGACCGAGAGTGGTTCCATATGTAAAGTATGACTGATACATTCGTGTTTACAAGAGTGGATAAGCTCGGTAGCTCTATGCGTCAATCCAATGGATTTTCGGCAATTCGAGACCCTGATTTACGAGTCCCTGAAGCAAATAGACACAGCTATCGACTAAATCATCGTGGCTCTCGACCCCAAGGTTGAACATCTGTCCGAGCAGCTCCTCGCATCCGCTCCGCGGGAATAGCACCGTGCCGTTCTTGATGTACGGTGCCACGACCTGCAGCCGTGCCCGCTTGTCTCCCTGCGGCTTCATCGGAATCACGGGCAGGAGCGCACGCTCCATCTCCTGGATCGCGGCCTTCTGATACGCGACATCTTCCACGAAGAACAGGTTCGCGCCGCCGAGCTCGCCCGGCATGTTTCTCACCTTCAGTAGGAAGTTGTGGAACGTGACGTGCTCGTTGTACGGATAAGGCCGAATATAGATCTTCGGCGCGTTGTCTACGTAGAACACTTCCCCGCTCACGATCGCCGTGTAGTCGGCGCCTTCCTTCTGTGAGATCGCAAGGTCGATGCCGTGGCCTTTGATCGCGGCGATGCCGGTCGGCCGCTCGTCGTAGTAATGAATGTCCTCGGGCTTGATGATCGCTTCGTCGTCCGAAACGATCTTGAGGAGCATTTCCCTTAGCCACGGGATCGCGCCCATGTCGCGCTCTTTGTCCTTGAGGCTCTGCTCCGTGGGGTACATCGCGGGCCAGGTGCATCTGCCGTCCTTATCGATGAGTGGGAATTCGAGGACCTTGAAGCCCGTGCCCGGCGCGCGCAATCGCGAGAGCAGCGCATCCATGTGGAGCAAGTTCCCGATGACGACGAGCTTGCCCTTCCGCGCGTCCAGGCCCGGCATGATCTCCGAATGGAGCCAGCGATCGGTCTTGTCGCGGTTTTCCTTCGTCCGGACCCATTCGCCGTCCTCCGGGTCATCCACGACGATGAGCTTCGGCCGGTATTGGAGATGGCGGAGTCCGCGCACCTTCTGGCCGCGGGACCGGGCCAAGATGCGCACGCCGTTCGAAAGCACGATGTTCTGCTTCTGCCACTCCTCGCCTTCGCCCTGAAGCGTGAAGTCCTCGATGACGTTCCCTTTGATCTCGCCGTAGTCCTGCTTAATCAGGTTGTTCGTTTCGAGTTCGTGCTTGATCGCAGAGATGTTAAGCGTCGCCTGGCGGGACGAATCGGCGACGAGGATGATGAAGGGATATTTTTCGGGGTATTCGAGCGCGGCCCACAAGGGAAGGGCGAGAGAACCGAACGTGGATTTGCCGGAGCCGCGGAAGCCGAGGATCAGAACCCGCCGCTCTGATTCATCCTGGAGGGCGTGGACAAGCTGTGCGTGGAACGTAGCCGGCGGGTCGGTGAAGTATCCGGTGAGGTAGATCAGCGAAAAGCCGAGCAGGTGTTTCCTGCTCTCTTTTCTCGCTTCGTAATTATCAAACCGATAATCAGTTAGATCCTTTGGTATTAACTCCTGTGACATCCTCCTTCGGCGCTTCTAACAGTCCCCAGTTTTCGAACACGGCACGGATGGCTTCCTTGCGATCCGGCGGAAGCGGGGTGTTCCGGATCGTGGCGTCCAGCGTGCCGAGCTTACGTTCGAACACGCCGGCATCGAAGAGTTTCTCGAACATCGCGTTATAGGCTTCGCGCACTTCGCGGAGAGCTGCGGCGCGGTCTCGGCCGGGTGCGAACTTGTCGTTGGCTATTTCCCAGCCGACGCGGGCGATCTCGGCCATAGCGTCCTGAAACGAGGCAAGCGCCATGTTGAGCGTCCATGTGTCGGCGCGCTTGGCGCGTTCGGCATGGATCGCCCGGACATGCTCGCCGATGTAATGGCGGTCGAGAACGAGCCCCTGCAGCTCAAGGTGGCGACGTATGCCCTCGGCGCTGATGTGCGGCTGCTGGACTATCAGGCTGCGGATGCGCTCGCGGTGGTAATGCTTAGTTTTTATGGACAGTTTAGGCATGGAGCCAATAGGAGGGTTTACTTAATCATGCCATGTATTGGGAAATGCGAAAGGGGTCCACAAATCGAAGTGGCTGGAAAACACAAGAAGCACGTGCAATAATCTTCAGCCATGACTAGCTCTCAATTCTTCTGGTCCATGCTGATCAATGGGCTCGTGGCGTTAGGAACGATCGGAGCAGTTGCTGTTGCTCTCTTTCGAAGGAAATTCTGCCCTCCGAAATTGGAAATAATACTCGCTAATCCTTTCGGAGAGCTTACAGAGTGGGAGAAGGATGGATCAAAACACGCTGCTAGGTTTTATCACGCGAGGGTTATAAACACACGCCGTTGGTCACCGGGGACTAATCTTAGCCTTAATTTGATCGCGGTGGAGGAAGAGCGCTCGGACCATACCTTCTCCGATGAGTGGCAAGGTGATGTCCAAATTAAATGGAAACACCCCCGTAATTACCCACAGCCCAACTATATCGGAAAACCGGTTGACTATGATCTGGTGAGTGTCGATGCAGAAAATTTCGTCTCTTTGCACCCAATAGCTGCTGCAAGTTCTTTGAATAAGTTTCGGAAGGAGAAGTTTAGGCTTCGGGTTTGGCTTCAAGCGAGAAGTACTGAAGCTGATTCTCCCGTCACAAAACTTGAAATAAGCTGGGATGGAACGTGGGCAGAGGCAGAAGAGGAAATGAAAAAGCACTTCATCGTAAAACTAGCATGATTGTTCAATATCTGAGAGTTCTCACTGTCTTTCCTCATTCATCTTGCGGCAATGCTTGATGAACTCATCTATCGTATGCAAATCCTTGTAATCGCAGATTAGCTCAATCCGAGCTTTTAGCTTGTGGAGGCCTTGGATCTTCGGAGAATCGAGGCCTTCATCTAATGCCTTCTTAAGCTCCTTCTGGCTCACCGCCGGGCCGAAGTTTATGGTGTAACGTTCGATCATTTCTTGAATTGTGGCGGCAGTTCGCCTATGGGGATCACTTCAATGTCAACTTTGCAAATATGGCCGGTCGGATCTTTGCTCTCTTCGTAGTCGATTCGGTTTAGCTGAGCATTATGCATCGTTGAAAAGCTATGCGAATCCAGGAGCTCAGTGGTTTCCTCGTCGCGGCAAGTAATCCAATAAAGTGCGACACCGGACGGCTTTTTTCTGTGCGCGGACACGATCGTTGAATCCTCACACTGCATTCTATCGCCGGGAAGCCCCTTTGCCCGACGGGTGGGGCGGTTGCGCAGGTAGAGTTGCCTTTTTCGGGCAAAATGCCGTCTAGATCGTTCCCGCCGATTCGTCCTGCCGCGTGATCACTCTGACGCGTTCCCGGCCTGATTGCTATTCCTCCGTCTTCTCTTCTTCGTCCGCGGATTCCCCGGATTTCTCCTCGTCGGACGATTCCGGGCTGTCCTTCTCTGCACCCTCCTCGGGCGCTGCTTCTTCCGCCGGCGCGTCTGTCTTCACTTCCTCTGCGGCCGGCGCCGCCGGCTGCTCGGGCGCCGCGGCTCCTGCCTCCCTGATTCCGCCTTCCGGCGCTGCTTCGTAATCTGGCATTGCTTTTGATAATTGGGTTTCGTTCGACCTTTACAGGCGTCGCACTCGTTCGGCGACGCTCCTGTTGCTTTGGGCGAGATCTCGGAAATACTTGGCGGTCTTCTCGCTGTTCGCGGCATCCTCCTCCGCGGCCTTCGCCTGGGCGCGCTTCTGATCGGCCATCTTCTGCGCTTCGCCGCGTTCCTTGTCGGATTCGTACTTTTCCTGGCCGGTCATCTGATCGCGCTTGATGAACTTTTTGGGCGCATTGCAGGCACATAAGGGAACCTGCCCTGTACTGTCTACAGCCGTATTGCCAGAACTTGCATCCGATTCATGTCCGTTCTCGCACTCCCAAAAGCCCTGGTCAAGCTTTTCGTCGAGTTCCTTGATCCGGGCGTCCATCGCGTCGGCGTCGGCGCCGAGCTTGGCCGCAAGATCGCGATGCTCACCGGCCGTGCGAAGGGCGAGCTTTGAGAGGAGCTCATTAGTTGCGGCTTCTTTCTCCTGGCGAAATATGTAATTGATCTTGGCCCATCGGCGGCCGATGAATCTGAGCATTGATTTAGTGTGCGGTTAATTTAAGGGTTTCGACGACCACAACCGCGAAGATGAAGACGAGCGAAAGAATACAGAGCAGCCTTAGAGAGTCTTTGAAGCGCTTGGATGTCATCGGGGATGATTTAACGTTACAATTTCCTACGTATCAGTCAAGGGGGCTCCATGCAGAAGGCATACATTCGACGCATCAAATCGCGGGCATACCCTGAATCGTCCACGGTCGATTATTTCTTCAGTACTACTCTCAAGGACGCGTGGAACTGGAAATTTGAAAGTGTAGCACAGTCATTTCTTCCTCAGAGTGGAGTGACCCTTCCACTCAAAGGCGGGGGTTCTTACGCTATCGAGGATTTCGAAGTTGAAAAGCCGTCCCCAGGCCTGATTGTCATTTCCTGCCATGCTCCATTCGATCTTGCGGCCTTGAAACACGGTGAGCCGGCCGCAGCTCAAAGTACAACTGCCGATACCCCCTCGGACCCATCCGCGCCCTAGATCTGAGCTACCACGTCATCCATGCTATGCGCCAGAATGTACCTCCCTCCTGCGGATTCAAGTTGCCGCTGAAACTCCTTCTGATGCTCGCTCTGCCTCCCTTTCGGCGCCTTGACCTCGATCCCCACGTACTGCCCATCGATCACGCACACGATGTCCGGCGCCCCGACGACTCCGGCTCGGAAGAACCGCCGCTGATGCGTCGCTGATGCCGGAATGGCGAATGCGCCGCTGTTATTGCGGTAGTGGAAAATGCGTCGTAATGCAAGGTAGTCGAGAATCGCCCGCTGCACATCGGATTCCTTCATCTAAAACGTTGGTTGATTTCTTTTCTCACCTTCAGCCGCATCCGCTGCGCCATCGTGAGATGGCAGTGGCAGTCACAGTTATGATCGTGCCCGGTGAAATCCTCGCGGGAAACGTACCCGTCACAGTCCGAATGGCGCCGCTCCTTGCATTCAAGGCTCTCGTAGTGCTTTCTCAGATCTTCAAAGAATGATTTGCGGGGCATCAGTTGTTTCGCTTAATTTATTGGCCACCGCAGCATACAATGAACATTACCCTTCCCCAGGCCGCCGTCAACAGGCGAACAATGATCCCTGCGAAAAACATCGTTTATTCATATGCCGATAAGCGAGAGTTCGACGAACTCGAAGTGGACATGACCGGCGAGCTGTCGTTTAAAAAAGGTGACATCATCACACGCAACTGGAGAACCTGGAAGGTAGAGTCGATCCATCTTCATACGGAAGCAGAGGACGCGGCGAGCATACCTACGCTCTGGGTGCTGCTCGTCAACGCGCCGGTGAACTGAGGAAACGGTAGCGTACAATCGACAGAGATAGACGGGTGAAGTTTGAAGTATATTGTCTACAAATATGACGATGATCAGAGGTCGGACGACATGGACTTCGATGCGCGCGGCTTATTCAACTTCACGAAGGGCGATATTGTTTCGAGGCATGGAATGACTTGGAAAGTAGCATCGGTTGAATACCAGGACGAAGGCAACCGCAAACTCATTCCTAGCGTGTGGGTGCGCTTGACCCGCGTTTTGACGGACTAGACGCGGCAATCCTTTCGATTAGAGCATCCTTCGTCGCAAGCCTCGTAATGATGACCGGCCGCATTCCCTTCCTACTCAAGATCGCGCCCCATCCCTGGAGCGGGTGATACCAGCAGTCCCAGCCGTCATAGGTGAATTCGATGCGGGTGGTCATTTCAGTAGTGATTCAAAATAGTTCTCTACATCCTTTCCTTCGGCGAGATGGTCGATGAAGCGGTGCCATTCATATTTCCATCGCCCCGCGCCCTCCACCGTTGCACTCTGGTCATCGTGATCGGTAAATATCTGCACCATCCATCTTCCATTCCACCCCAACGTTTTGCCGAGCGATTGCCAGAAGGAGGGATCAAGGAAAACTTGCTGGTTGTGCAGAATCGTTCCATTACCATCTTTACTGACTTCTTCGGCTGCGCCGAACGCGGGGTTCCATCGGACATCGAACCCTCCCTCGATCGCTTTCTTAATTGCTTGTTCGGTGTAGGTCATATTCCTAATGCCTGTGGATCTGCTTCGACCTTTTCCTCTTCTCTCGCCGGAGGTAGCACCGGGTGCTTCGCCCTCCATGCGTGGGCCGTGCTCCCCGTGATCCTGCACGTCCGCTTCCCGGCGTCGAGCACGAGCTCCATTTTCCTGAGCTCGTGGACGCGCGGCGTGATCCGGTTCACAGGCCATCCGAGGTTCGCAGCGATCTCGGCGTTCGTCGCGTCCGGAAAGAATCGGAGGGCGTCGAGCACTTGCTTCTGCTTCGCGCGGAGGTTTTGGGTGGCGATGCTGTAGGCGAAGAGGCTCGTGTCCTGAATCATGGAAGCGTACTAGACGGTTTCAAGCGCTCGCTCCTCCTTCACGATGGCATCGACCTCGCCATCTGGCAATTCAGAGCTGGCGATTTTCGGAGGCTTGGTGCATGTCTTAGCGCTGTGCCCGAGTTCGCCGCAGTTCTTGCACTTCCACTTTCCGCTTCTGCCCTTCTTTCTTGGCGCGGGAGCATCGCTGACGAACTTCTCGCAATTATCGCTGCGATGTCCAGGCTTCCCGCATTTGCCGCACTTCCGCTTATTGGCTTTACTGAGGTGCTTTTTGTAGACCTTCACTGGCGCTTCCTGATTGAAGTTCTGATCGTGGGACACTTTCGCGGGATCATGAAGTTCCGAACTTGTAAAGACCCGAATGCCAGTCAATCTCTCCAAAACAAGGATTTCGTTGCCTTCGGTATCGAAGATGAGAAGATCCTGGGTCTTTTGGTTGTAGTAGTAATTTTTCATCTGTCTTCTTGGGAAATATTTATTTGTTGGACGTTAGGGGTGCTCGGTTCGACACGTATGCATCCTAGCGGTAAGGAGTAGTTACACCATGGTGGAAAACACAAAAGACGTTCATAATCAGCAGTCGGGCTCCCAACCGCAGCCCGGACAGGGCGACCAGGGCCAGAAGCAGGGCCAACAGCCTGGCCAGCAGAAGAAAGACGTTCACAGCGACGACAAGGACCAGAAGAATCAAGGAACCGAGAAAACCGGAACCCGCTAAACCTGCATGATCCACCTCCTTGGGCGGCGGTGAAAACCGCCGCTTTTTTTGTCAGAAAACCCAGGGAGGGACGCCATGAAGGTCAACCGACCTCCGCGCTATTGCCCCGTGCCTATTCACGCGGCGTCCCTTGTGGCACTAGAAGTCGAGATCCGGCGCCGCGCTGGCGGCAACCGTCCCCTTCTTCACGATCACGGTATAGCCGTTCTCGTCGTCTACGCGCTCGTAATTCTCAGGGATCAAATACACAGCGGTCACGCGACGGCCGCCGACAAGCACCTTCTCAGTCTCGATCGTGAGGACGTGGTTCTGCCAGTCCACGGAATCCTCGCCGAAAGCGTCGATGAGGCCGTAGAGGGTGGCACGATTGATGCTGACGTTCTTCGACTCCGCCTCGCCGCTCAACTGAATCTTCGCGACATCCTGGTACTTCGTCTCGCCCGTCTTCTCATCTTTGAACTGGGACGGTACATGCGTCGTTTCCGACACGAGCTTGCAGCGCGTACCCGGCTGCACTTCCGCACCCTTCACCCACGCCCCTGCAATCGGCTGCGTTTTTTCGTATTTCATTGTTGGTTAAAATGTGTTTTTCTTTTTAATTTGTTCGACCTTCTTCATCTCGCTCTCTATCGTCCGTTCGACCTCCTGCCGGGCGAGTTTGTCGAGATGCTCGGAAAATGATGTGATGATGGTATCGCTCGGCATGGAATCATCCTCATATTCCATTGAGACGGAGCAGAATGAATTGATCGGCTCGAACGAGGCAACCTGCTTTGTTTTGGAAAACGATCTGGTGACTACGATTTTTGCCATGGTTATTCGTGAGAGTTAATTCTTTCGTTTGATGCCCGCACGTTCTCCGCCTCGATCTCGTGGAGGATGTCCTCTTTTCTCGTGTCAGCGAAATAATGGGGGCGGCCGGGGCGAAAGCCGAATCGCTCTTCGGTGTGGATCTCGACGCGACGCTCTTCCTTCGCCCAGTCTTCCTCGTTGCCGGTGGTGAGAGTGATCATTTGTTTCGGTCGGTGATTTCAAATATCTGTTGCATGCACTTCGGGTCCTTGTGAACCCACTGCCCGAGGTATTTACCCGGTAACCTAGCGAGGCGCTTCGGATTGAATTCGTTGAGATCGAGGCGGCACATATCCGCGCTCGTTTCGTCACGAACACCGCAAATGACGCACGTCTGCAGAACTTTGAAGTGGATGAGTGGGATGTCTTTCATGGGCTACCGAGTTGTCTTTGCGCGCCGCTTCGCCTCTTTAAGGATCGCTTCAAGGTTTTGGATCAGCGTTGGCACTTTGAACCGAAACCGCGTCGGGCTGTCCTGGTACTTCGCGCGGGCGGATGCACCGCGGAGCTTGTTCTCCCACCACGATCGGAATTGCTTTTCAGTCATTGGCTTCTTGTTCTTCCCCCGAGGCGACCAACCCTCGGTGTGCGAAATACTCTCCGCATTCCGCCATCGCTTCGCTGATGCACGCTCCGCACATGCCGGCGCGGGGCTCGAAGTCGTCCTTCATGACGACGTGCGCTCCTTGCGGGCACCATACGAGGTCGTCCTGGCCGCTCAATACTGACTCGATGATTTTGTTTGCCATGGGATTAATTATTGGCGTAGCGATTGCTGGAACTTCGACTCATGCTCCTCGCTGTAGATCAAATTGCAAAGATCTGTCTTCTTGAGTGGACCGCCGGATTCATAAAAGCCTATGTCTGTAGCGCCATCCGCCAAATCTTCGTCGATGACATTTGCATCGAGATCGCTTTCAATGTAGAAACGCACTGCTCGCGAAACCAACATCGATACGTAACGGGCACGAATTTGCGCGGGGATGCCCTGGAATCCGTTGTGCTTAAGAGCGAGATCCATCGCCTTCACTGCATTTAGCTTTTTCATGGTTGTGAATTGCTTAATTTATTTCCGCGATTCGAGGGAGCGGAAAGGCTCTCGTCTTAGCCGCTGCCCCCTCGAATGAGAGTCTTTAGAACGCGCCGATCGACGCGAGCCACAAGAGTCCGTAGAGGAGGCCCCCCACAATGAGGATGAATCCGATCATCTCAAGCGCTACCCTCCACATCGGAACGTAGGTGACGGGCCTGAGATAGCTCCAGTCGTTCTCTATCCCGCCGCCGACAAGCTCGGTGTCTATATTGTTTTTCATGGTCTGTTGGAATTGATTTATGTGTTCGACCTTTTGGATGATTCGCTGGCGGAGGTGGGGGCGCTCAACCGTTTAGCTTCGGGCGTTACCGTGGGAGTTGAACCCGTGCACCCTATTAATGCGGCCGCTCTCCATATTCAGATGCCTCCCCCTCAATCAACGAACCATCCTGACTACCCCTTAACAATAGCAAGTGGATAACCGCCGTCAAGCGGGGGTGTGGATAACTCAATCCGCCTTATGAGCCGTTATTTTGCGGGATCTCCAACCCCTCATGTACTCACGCCGATACTTCCGGATCTCTTCTAAATGCGTTTTCCGGTACTGGCGATGGACTGCATTGTAGCGTTCCCGGCCTTCGCGCCGGCCGAACTTCTTAATGAAAAACGAGAGCGATGCCATTGCTTGAATCATGACAAATGCACGCGTTATTGCAAGGTTATTTATCCCCAACCTGCGCCTTGTGTTTCTCCGTGGTTACCCCATGCTTAGGGGAGCTGCTTGAAAGGACAGCTTTCTCATGGCAGGAAAGAAGCCGGATTACAACGTATGTGTTTCACAGCACAAGGAAAGACAAGAGCCCGAGCCGATGCATTCAGATCGGGGCGGCGTGGGCCGGCGATAAAGGCCAGCTCAATGTCAAAATCGAAGAATCACGCAATGCCGTCGCCGAGTTCATCAGGGACGGCTATGACATCGTGTTCTTTGAAAAGAGCGATGCGTTCTGAACCAAAAGCCCTGCCGATGCGGGGCTTTTCTCAATTGGAGGAGCGATATGTTCCCTGACCTCGATTTTGAGAAAATCAAAACAACCGCTAAATTAACCGACGTGCTCGCGCGATACAAGATCGCCCTGAGATTCAAGGGAGATTATGCCGTGTGCGTATGTCCGCTTCCCACCCACAAAAAGGACGACAGTTCGAAATCGTTTTCCATCAACTTGGCGGGAAATTACTGGCGCTGCTTCTCTGATTCCTGCAACGCAAACAATGGGGGGCGTAGGGGCGGGGATGTGATCAATTTCGTCGCCCTGATGGAAGGATGCAAGGAAAAGGAAGCGGCACTCAAACTGGCGATATGGTACGGGAAAGAAAAAGCCCCCACTCACACAGAGCAGGGGCGAAAACAAAACAAGCAAAACGCTATCGAGAAGAATACCAGTTCTGCGGTAGCGGTCAATTACATGGCGTCCATTGACCTATGGTTCAATGAAACGTTTGAGCGACTTCCTGAGGAGGATGAAGAATCGTTTTGGAGTCGGGTTCGGAAGGCGACGAAATCGAAGCTGGTCGAGTCGTACAAAGCTGGTCAGAAGTCGGTCTAGGTGGGCGACCTCTCCGTTTGGAGGGGTCTTTTTTATCCGGCTGTAAAATGGCGAGCTGCTCATTGATGCGTTCACGCTCCGCGATCAAGAGATCGATCGCTTGAGCTTTGAGTTGTTCAACCTGTTCTAGCGCGTTCATATCATCCTTCCTGGAGGGCGCAATATGGCGGTAACGAAAAGAGCGGCCGACTCGTTTACTTCATTGACCTACTGCTCACCGGGCAAGAGAACGGTTGTTGCGCTTCTGTCCGGTTCCGTCGTCACCCATATTTCAGTGCGATCCGGAAGACGGTATGAGGATAAGATACGTCCTCCCATTTCGAGTGCCAGTTCATTCGAGCTCTTGTCCTGGTCAGTCACATCGCCCCAATCACCCATGACGTGCCGCTGAACGATGCTTGTGGCCATGATGTTCGTCCGTTCCAACGCCTCAACCGCTCCTTCCGTGATCCCGATCTGTCCCAAAGGAAACATCGGTTTCAT